AGGGCCGCACGGTCACCGGCAAGTTGATCAACACCGTTGATCACTTGAACCATGTTCACAACATCGATTTCGTACATCACACGGCCGTCAATTTCGAGCTTGTAGTACGTCACGGACATGGCGTGCTTGATTTCGGATTTTTTGCCCGGCTCAAAGTCCCCCATATCAATTTCATTCAGCGCCCCGCGCAGGGTCACTTTGACCGGCTTCGTGCGGCCTTTCTGGTCTTTAAACGAGGCTCGGAACACCACGTTACAAGCGGTCCTGTCCGCCAGGGCGAAGAACTTCAGCGACTCTTTACGAACGCCATTGGTGACCCAGGAAGCATCCATCGGCTCCAGGCCAATGGGCAGATGGACAGACCCGCTCATGCCGCCGCCCCGGTATTCCTCGGTTTTTTCCTTGACCTTTGGCGGGGTCATGGTCGGCACATCGCCGGAAAAGCTCACGCCATCCATGAACATGACGCACTGGCTCAAAATTTCAGGAATCATTGCTCGGCCCCCTTAGGCTGCTTCAAGTACTTCGGTCAGCCACTCGTTGGTGACTTCGATCAGGAAATTCGGGTTCTCGGCCGGCGGCACGTCGGTGAAACGAATGCGCCAGTAAATTTTCCCCTGCTCAATCTGGCTGGCCGTGTTCCGCTCGGTGTCCGCGTAGACCTCGAAGTTGATCACCGCGCCAGCGTTCTTCTGGTCGGTCATAAACGCTTGGAGCCCTTCGGTCACGTCCGAGACGTAGGTTTTCGTGATAGAGCGGTCTACAGCCCACTTGTGGCCCGCCTGGATAGCATCCATGAGAATGTCGCAGGTACGCACACGGGTAACGAATGACCACTTGGCATCGGCCGAGCAGGTTCGGTTGCCCCACAGGCGGAACCCGCCATCCCGAATGATCGTGGTGATGTTCGCGTTATTGAGTAGGTTGGCCCGACAAGTCTCATCACCGTCCAGATACTCCACCGGCCGCGTGGTGCCCGTGAGGCCGACAAACTCTTTGTTCGACGGCGACGCCCAGTAGCCGTACTCGGCATCGGTCCAGGCAAACAGGCCGGCGACCCAGGCGGAACCCGGGGCGTTCACCGTGGCGCTTTCTACGGTGTCCCAGTACTGCACGCCCGGGTCCACCAGATAGATGCGCCTGCTGCCGAAGTTCAGCGCGTAGGCCATGGCGGCCTCGTCGGTGGTGTTAGGGCCATCGACAATGGCAATCGCCCGCAGCTTGCCGGCCAAGGCGTCCATGGCGGTGGCCACCGCCTGCGTTGAGGAATGCCCCGGGGCAATCAACAGCTTGGGCTGGGCGTTGTGTCGGCTTTTGCCGTCCAGCATCGCCTGGAGCCCGGTACGGCTCCCGTCCGCCAACACGCCACCAATGATGGCTGACGTTTGCAACGCAGCGTCAGCGAGTTTAGGAACGCCCATGGCGACGATTACAGCCTTTGCCCGTACATAGATCGCCTGGCACGCCCGGGTAATCGCCGAATCAGCGCCGAACGCAGCAATGGCCTCGCGCTCGGTCGTGATCAACTTCAACTCGCCCGCCTTTGCTGTACCGCCGCCGAGAATGCCGGGTGTGAAGGTGTCGCATAGACCAATGATTGAGGACGACGGGAGCGAGATAGTGCGCGCGCCGGTGTCGATCAGAGAGGTGGTAATGCCGTGAAAGAAACTCATGGGGCTCAATCTCCAGAAACGAAAAGGCCCCGCATAAGCGAGGCCGTAGGTTGTTCGTGTTACGCGTAACGCACAGCAGCCCGGAAGGGCTGCTAGCGGGGCTTAAATGGATTTCCAGGGGTTGAGCTTGAACGTCATACCCTTGGCGGGCTCGCCGGCGAGCTGTGCATGCTCGGGCTTGATCTTGAACCCCAGACGCAGCACAAAGGCCCGGGTGGCCGTAAGCTGCCAAACCCCGTACAAGCCATACCAGCGGCGACGCGCGGCGACGAACTGCCAGCCCGCTTGCCCGGGCTTATCCTCGACCAGAGCGGCGCCAAGATGCTCGATCAGGCACTCGCCCACCGGACAACTGAAGACGGGCAAAAGACGCATGTTATTGACCGGGTTCCGCAGGGCCGCCCACCACCAGCGGGCAAGCCAACTGGTCACAGGGAGCGAGCCGATCGGCAAACCGAGACGCCGCAGCAACGGGAGCAAACCAAACAACACCAGGGCGTCACAGTTATCGGCCCACCAGTTGCGCTTATCGCCATCGAGACCATCGAAGTCATTGCCAAAGAGCCAGGCCCAGCGGCGCAGGTTGACGATAGGGCGACCATCACTCAGCGACACCCCGGCGACCGGGAACGGCGCCGCCAGACCAACCACAGGAAGCCCCAGCACGATCAGCACCAGGCGCAACACGACCAGGCCCAACCATTGCAACCCGGCAAAAACGAACGCGCACAACCAGGCCGCGCTATTGAAAGCGTTTTTCATCGTTGAACTTCCAGAAGGAAAAGCGGAAAAGAAAACGCCCCGTCAGTGCGGGGCGCTATTGGACTTGATCAGCGAGCCAGTCCGGCTCTTTGGGGCGCCGGTCTGCACTTGGGAACCCTTCTACGGTCGGCCAATCCCTCAAGGCCTGCCTGTACCTCAATAGCTCCGAAAATTGCTCAGGCGTAATCATGGTTTCCTGGGCCATATCCATTTCGTCACGATGGCGGGCCACTACCCACTCACTGGCGGATATCACCCCGTCACGCCAGCGCCGCGCCTTTTCGGCCAGTACCTCGCCGGATGGGAGCAAGGCCGGGGCCGCAACCGGTATCCCGTCTTCATCCGGGACAACTTGACCACCTTCCTCCCGGACTCGCAACATCCGCTCGTACAAATCGCTAGATACCTCAAGGGCATCAGCAGGCATCGAACAATCATCGCTGCCAAGCTCGCCACTGATATCAGATCGATAAAAGGCAGTCACTGAAGGACTGAAGTAAAATTTCATGCGCTACCTTCCTATTGCGAATACACGGAAACGACCCTCGGGCGAGAAATTCCCGCCGGCGCTGATCACAAAACGATCTTTGGTGACGTCGCCAACGCAGAGACCGCTGTTATTTGCATACCCCCCTGCTGTAGCGCTGGTAAGGGAAGGGAAAACGCCAAGACACTCATTCGGAAAGGACACAGGGAAGTAGCGAAAGTCATTCGCGTGCAGGCTTTCTGTTACATCAAATACGTGCTGTATCCAGCCATTCGGGAGTTTCAGGGTTCCGGTACCATTTGAAACCGAAACAGTCGCGTTTGAAGACGTCCATAACGGATCGCTTGTGGCCCAAATAATCGGGCCAGCCCCAGGTAGCGCCGTTCTAACATGCGCCACACCATTACTAGCACTGATACATACCGCATTTTTTTCCCCATCATGACGTACCCAGTCCGCCCCATTCCAATAGCAGTTCTGAGCGACAGTTGACTCTAACGGGGAAGTGAGGAACGCATAGGTTCCGCCATGAATATCAATACTTCCGCCAGCCAGCGGGTTGTGATTGCGAATGGCATCAAGAATCCCATAGGAGGCCAGCGACGTGCCCCAGTTGGCTTTGCCGGCCAGCCTGTAATCAACATCGACGGCGCGGTACGCATCCGTAATACCGTAACCAGCCAACGTCGTGGCATGTTCGGCCTTCTTGGCCAGCTCATTGGTCATGGTGGTAGCAAAGTTCGGATTGTTCCCCAATGCCTTTGCCAGCTCGTTCAGCGTGTCTAGTGCGCCCGGTGATGAATCGACCAATGCGGCCAATGCGGCAGCGACAAAGGCAGTGTTGGCCGCTTGGAGCGAGTTTGTTCCCGGCGCGGCAGTAGGCACCTCAGGAATGCCCGTAAATTTTGGGCTTACCAGATTGGCCTTAGCACTTAGCGCGAGGGTGACGGTAGTCGCGTAAGTATTGATCGCCCCCCAGACGAACGCAGCGTTTGCCAGTTCGCCGTAGTTGCTCCCCGGAGGCGCAGTAGGCGCCGTCGGATTACCCGTGAAACTTGGGCTCACCAAGTTCGCTTTCAACGCGGGATCAAAGTTCCCATCGTGGAATACGGTTCGCCACACGTAAGAACCATTCGGCAAAACTCGCCGAAAAGAAAGAATATCCATACCGCCCGATACGTCACCGGCAATATCAAGCGCGGCATTTGCCCCCGGATATTTAATCCGCAGAAACACCCCCCAGCCGGAGGATGGCGGCTTATCTTTAGTCTCGCTTGTGTAGGTTCCAAAGGTTGTTTTGGTTAAATCCGCAATAGCTCCTGAAGTTCCAAATTGCGGGGTGGAGCTGATCGCATCATCAATGCCGTGGCCTTCTAGTGTTGTGGGGTTGCTACCCGCCACCACAATGCCCCGCTCATTAATCGTAACCCGATTATAGGTCCCCGGCGCTTTGTTCGCCGGCAGCACATTACCAATCGAGCGATCTACATACTCCCGCGTTGCCAACACAATCGCCGGATCAATCTTCAACACCACATTGGTGATACTGGAAATGATGAAGTTCATCCGCACAATCTGCGTGCGACCAGACCCCTGGGACAACATCGGTTTGAAACTCGGCGCGCAGTTGGCGACCGCGACCATATCGCCGTCCGCATCGTACAGAGCGATTTCCCGTACCCACCACCCCCCAACGTCGGCCGGAATCACTTGCTCGGCAATTAGGACCGAGGCATTCAGCGGATCAATCATTAACTGAT